TCCATAGCTTCCTCAGTTACTGCGAAAGCAAGAGCTACTGTCTCATGTGAATAACGGCTGGTGAATGATTCTGTTGCAGAATCAAACTGTACAGCTGCACCTTCTGATTTAGTTGGTGCCTCACCGAATCCAGTGAATAGAACTTCTTCTTCAAAAGCTCTGTCTGAGTTTTCTACTTCAAATAAAGGAACGTGTTCGTCCTCTATTGAACCATACTCCAATCCAAAGACTGCATTTAATCCAGGAAGGAGCTGTTTTGCGATATTACCTCTATTTATAGCCATAATATTTCCCTCCTATATGTCAGTTATAGAAACGACTGACCCTTTACCGTAGTCATCTCTATGTAAGTTAAGTTTAACCTCAAACTTTGGAAATCGATCGGTTGCAGTTTCACCAGGTAGTGTAGACCTTCTAAGCACTCTTAATGCTTTTGCAGCCTCATCTCCTGCTCCGCCTTTCATGCCGAAACCAGAGATACCTGTGATAGTTGAACCAGAACCTAAAGTTACATCAAAGTTCAAACCGACTTGAGTGTCTGCGACAGTCGCATCTGCTTGTACTATATATGTAGCATTAGGGTCATCAAGAACTAAAGCTTTTGGATTACCAGTTGATGATGAAGTGTCTGCTGGAAAATAGTTACTAAACGTAGGTTGCTTAGTAACAGGATCTGTCCAGTTAACACCCATAAAAACTCCAGCTTGTAGATTGCCAGTAGCTGATACTTTATGAATAGTACCGTTGACAATTTTTACTAAATCGCCTTGGAAAATGTTTTCGTCATTACCGTTAGTAATGTCGTACTCATTCATACCACTCGTATTGTATCCACCACCACGCATTCTCGAAGGCTGAAGTCCATTCAGATTTTTAGATGTTGCCATCTTAACCTCCTTCAAAAGTTAGTGTTGTTTATAATAACCAAACACTTTTACTTATCAAAGTGTGTTGGTCTTCCTGTGGTAACTTTCGATCGACTGTTGTTAGAGATTGGCATACGAGGATCATTTTTGCTCATGAGTTGCCTATTGATAGCATCGGTTTGAGACTGTGTAAATTCATCTACATGGTCTTTATACCCTTTATTATTTTCCATAGTATTTGTAGCTAAAGCCACATCACCACGTATAACAAGATTACCTAGACTACCAGCAGCTTGGTTTCTAAAACCAGCACTCATCTCAGGAACATCTTCAGGTCGGACAAAATCCCAACCTTCAAATTGTTTCGTCTGAACATTTTGATCATCATATTGCCCCTTGAGAGACACTCTAATCCATCGGAGAACTAACCCCTTTTCTTTATATCGATTAGATACCTCTTCAGGAATCTTTAACCAGTTTTGTTTCTCGTAAGTTCCTCTTTGGTTACGAGATGTCGTCTGTGCGGAACGAGTCGCAGCTTTTACGTTTTGAGTTTTACTAGTCATATCAATTATTACCTTTCATCCACGTTATACATTTACAGTAGTGTAGTCATCGCCGGCCTTCTCGACCTTGGCTTTTTCTTTAGCATACACATCAAGTGGTACTCCCATCTTATTAGCAAGACGAACATCTTCTTGAGATAATCGTATCTTGCCTTTAGACGAGGCCGAAGTACGTGACTTTCCAGCCACCACTTGAGCAGGTTTTGTCGGATCATCCTGCTCTCCGAACTTGTGAGGAAATTCTTTTTTGATTCTCCTCGATACCTCATTATAGAACTCTTTAGTGTTTGGATCAAAGCCCTCTTGTAAAAGTTGTTGATTTATTACCAAAGCACCTTGAGTCATAATAGGATCTTTTTGAAACCACGTTTCATTATCTTCTTTCCACTCAATAGCTAAACTATTTGGTTTAACTCTTTGTTGAGTTTGCTGTTGTGGTTGTTCTTGTTTTTGTTTATTCTGTTGATCTTGTTGATACCATCTTTTTGCATCAACAAATTGTAGTTTTGTTGTAGCATCAGCAATAGCTTTTTGTGCTTCCAACATTTTATCTTTATCGCCAGAGTCATAAGCTGATTTGTAAGCTTCTTCAGAATTTTTAAGTTGTTGTTGTAAACTTTTCTCTTGATTAGTAAGACTAGCTATCTCAGTATCTTTTAATTTTTTATCTTGAGAATTTAATTGCTCTTGAAGCTGTTGTATTTGTTGTTCAGCTAATAACAACTTTTCTTCTTTTTCTTTTCGTTGTTTTACTAGTCTGTTAATTCTTTTCCTAGCTCCTTCAGTTTCTATGCCGTCAAGCTCTTTAGTAGCTTCATCGTCTGTAGTTTCAATTTCAACTTCCGGTTCTGGTTTTTTATCATCCAAAGCATTTAGACCCTCAACAACATATTCAGGCTCTTGTTTAACAGGAGTTTCGGCTTGTTGTTGCTCTGGCTGTTGTTCTGGTTGTGGGTTTGAGATGTCTACCTCTTGATAGCCATCGTCTTGTGATTTATTTTCTTCGTTCATGTTTTCTCCGCAGTTACGAGTTACGATTACGTTAAGTTATTATTATATGTTATTTAGTACCTACATCCAAATAGTTCGGATCAAGATCAGCTGGGTCGGGAACAACCATAAGTATCTGGTCATCAAACAACAACAGCATTCTAATACCTTTATAAAAAAACTTATCGCCTTGATATTTACCATAAACAACATAGTCACCAGGTTTACACCATGCTCGTCCTTTAAATTTATTGTGATCAGCATAGGCTAACTCACCAACTTTTAACACACGACCAAGGGTGGTTAAATATTTAGCATCGTCTTTAAATTTATCAGGAAGCAAGATACCTCCTTTTGTTTTTTCTCTAATAGCTACTGGTCTAATTAAAATATGATAGCCGGGTAAATGTGGTAATACTTTCGGATCCGCCGACTCTTTGTCTGTAATCCAATCATCATTACCTGCTATGGTTGTTGCTAGTCCTGCTGCTTTCATTCTTCGTCTTCTCCTTCATTATGTATATTCTTCTCTGCTAATTTAAGTTCTTCAAGAGCAATGGTCAAGCCTTCAATAATACCAACTTGATATTTATATTCTGGATAATCTGTTGATGATCCACTTGAAACAACATTAGACAAATCCTCTTTCTTTTGTATTAATTGTTTTCGTAA